CGGACGATATTCGTGCTGCTCGATAGCCGCCTGGAGGCTTGCAGGCCAACGTTCATCAGCACTAACAAGTCGCGCAAAAACCTTGAGGCAAGTTTTGATGAGCGAATCGCCAGCAGGCTCGGTTTGTTCAAGTGGATTGGCATTGGCGGGGAGGACAAGAGGAAATGAATCAGTATGATCTTGAAATAACGGTGCTGGGCGACCCCAAAGCACAAGGCAGGTTTACAAAGTGATATTGATGATCTGCGAAATGGACTTTGAAAAAAGCAAGGAGGCACAATGACCCTTGAACAGTTAATCACCAAACTCGACGCCGTTACCGAATGGCAGAAAAGAGCGTACCGGCAGTACCGGTGGATCAAGTGGGAATACCGGATAATGATTGCCCTGCTTTGCCTGTGCTGTATTGAGAACCTGATTATCTTTTTGAGATTGGGAGGGGTATTGTGAAAATCTTAGCAATTGACCCCGGAAATGTAAAATCTGCCTATGCCGTTTACCGGGACGGCGCGTTTATCGAACACGACATCATAGAAAACCCTGTCATGCTCCATATCATCAAGCAATTCGAGGCCGACTGTGTTGTCATCGAGCGGGTGGAATGTATGGGCATGGCGGTAGGCAAGTCCGTCTTTCAAACCTGTGAATGGATCGGGCGGTTTATTCAAGAGGCCGTTTCCCATGCCGAGGTTTACACTATCGGGCGGCGCAATGTCAAGATCCACCTTTGCGGGTCCATGAAGGCCAAGGATTCCAATATCCGGCAGGCCGTGATGGATCGGTTCGGCTCTACTCGGGAAAAGGCAATCGGGACAAAGAAGGCCCCGGGCCCCCTGTACGGAGTGCGCAAAGATGTGTGGTCGGCGGTTGCCATTGCCCTGACCTCATCGGAGAACCGGGAAGGGTTGGTGAGGCACGAATGAAACCCCACGTAAAAAACTACCTGAAGGCCCACGGCTACGGCGAACAGGATTTTATCCCCTGCGAGGAGTGCGGTCGTCAGGCCGTGGATATTCACCACAAGATTTTCAGGAGTCAAGGCGGGACGGATGAAGTGGATAATCTGATTGCTTTATGTCGTGATTGTCACGATATGGCACATGGAAAGGTGAAAATATGAGCCACCCACTGAAATGGCAGTCAGTAAAACCCTCAGCTTGCCGCCACGCTTACGAGGATTGCGCAGGACGCGAGAAAAACAAAAACCCGACCCACGGTAGGGTCAGGGAAAAAGAGCGGCTTAAATCGCTTTCTGTTGAATAACCAACAATAAAAGATAGAAATTAAGGAGAAAGTGAAAAATGAAAACCTGTGAAACCTGCGAACACTACCCCGACTGTAAAGCCGACCCGGACTGTGGGGAATTGAAGGTGTGTGAGTTTTGGAGTAATTCACCGGCGGAAGCCGACCCGGTTCTTTTGGCGGAAAATGAACGGCTGAAAGAAACAGCCAAGATAGCCATTCAGGAGATTGGGGCGTGGAGTCGGAAGGCGGGGAAATTAGAGGCGGAAAATGAACGGCTGAAAGAAGCGTTGCAGTCATTGTACGATGAGCAGAACGGCCCGCCGTTGATCCGTTACCAGAAGTCCTGGGAAGCGGCTATGGATAAGGCAGAACAAGCCCTGAAAGGAGGCAAGTAAAATGTTACCGTGGAACGAAAGAGTAACGATGTTGTCAATTAATCCAGATGCGGCCAACCGGAACGATGTGGCGAGAATGGCGGCTGAATTGATGGAGGCGAACCATGAGAATGCACGGCTGTGGGATAAGTTAAAGGCAATTCATGAAATTTGTGAAACCTGGCTGGGGAAAGGCAACTGCAATGAGTGTGACTCAGCCAGGATAATAGCCAAAGCCGCCCTTGAGGATAAGCGGATTAAAGAGAATCAGACAAAACGCAGAAAGGAAAAGCCTGATGCCTAAAGGCGGTACTTCGATCGACCTGGCCGCGGCGCCGCTGCACTGGATGTGTCACGGCTGCGGAGGCGTCGGACAACAAATAGGAATCCTGTAGTGGTTCGCAGGTTCGGGCTGGTATGGATGCCCGCCCGCCTGCAATTTTTAAGCAGGAAACAGTTTTAAGAAAGGATTTCGTATGAGTGAACTATTATTGCAATTGGTCAAATCATTGGTAGCGGCAATGTCAGCGATGCTAACCGCCGAACAGGTCAAGAAAATCATTGATAACGCCTTTGATGCGATTGAGGAAAAGGTAGCTGATAGCAGTACCCAATGGGACGATGTTATTGTGCTTCCGATGATCAAGGCGTTGCGGGCCGCCCTCAATGTGCCAGACAATGATGAGACTGAAACGGTTTCGGATTAGGTGGATGAAACGGCATATCCGGCCTCGTTATTACAAATATAGCGGGGCCGGAAAAAGCCCTTGGAGTAACGAAAATGAAAAACTGGTGGAAAATTATGATTGCGGCAATTTCTTCAATCATCCTGATTTGGAAGGATTGGTTCAGCCGTGAATCCAAAGCGAAAAGGGAAGCTTATGAAAAAGCAGAACAAAAAATTGATAGTGATGCGGATACTGCTGATTTGCAGTCCGATTTGGATGATTTGCTTAACGGGATGTAACAACGTAACACTGTACCCGCTCGAAGGCGATCACATTATCAATGTCAAAGCGGACGAAGAATTTACCGCCCCGCGAAATGGCTATTTCCTCTCTGATGAATATTTCAAAAAGGTCCTCAAGGCTCAGGTGAAGGAATTTTGATTATGAAGATTGAAATTTTCAAAGGCAAAGGAAAAAAGAAGCAGTTTTATACCGGATTAAATCAGGGAATGGGCGTGATGAAAACTGGAACTAAGGAATGGGCCAAGAGCAACTTGAACTTTCAGCTTGGTTGTGAACATGGATGCCGTTATTGCTATGCTCGTGAGATGGCGGTAAACAGATTTAACCGCTGCACTGTTGAGCAGTGGACGCAGCCGGTTATCGACAATGAAAAAGTCGATCAACCACGAGGCAAGCGTAAAGGCATTATCATGTTTCCGTCAACTCACGATCTTACACCCCTGAATATGTCTCAATATCTCTGTGTTTTACGAAAATTGCTCGATGCGGGAAATAAAGTCCTGATTGTCAGTAAGCCGCATTGGAGTTGCATCACGGTAATTTGCGATTTTTACACAGAATTCAGAGATCAGATAATGTTTCGGTTTACCATTGGCTCAATGAATGATGAGATTCTTTCATTTTGGGAACCGGAAGCCCCGAACTTCGCCGAAAGATTGGCTTGCCTGCAATATGCTTTCCAGCGTGGATTTAAGACAAGTGTTAGCTGTGAGCCATATCTTGACCCTTATGTTGTTTACACCTATACCGCCTGCAAGGGTTATCTTACGGATAGCTTCTGGATTGGAAAATTAAAGCATTTTGACCGCAGAGTTGACCTTTCGGGCATTTCAACAGAGGAAATAGAGAAATTCGTCAAGCCACTTAAAGCCGCTCAGGGTGATGATATTGTTAAAAGTATGTATCGCCTGCTGGATGGTCGGCCGTTTGTACAGTGGAAAGATTCAATCAGAGAGGTAATGAAAAGAACGGCAAAAGATAAAAAACGTATCAAAGGATATTGGCGGCCATTGGAATGCCCTGAATGCGGGGCCAAAATGATTTGCGACGGCACAACTCCGCCAATTCGACACTACAAAAAGTTAGTTGATAATAAAGAGTTATGAACAGAATAAAAGAGACAAAAAACAGGTCCAGAAAGGCAAGAAGTCGGTTTTTTACGATTTTTGGTATGTTAGCTGGTTTTCGGCGTCGAGCGGGGGCTAAGGATGGTAGCGGAGATAGATTGGCTGGTGAGGATGAGATACAAAATATCGAATGCGGCGATGGTTCGACGATTGTCTGCAATTTGCACGACGTCGCCGGCGTCGAGCAGGCCGAAGGCGACGGGGCGGTGGATTGGGAGGATCTGCCTGCTGAGCTGATGTGCTGGTGCTGCAATCGCCGGCCGGTCAAGGTCCTGCTGCCGGTTTGGGTCAATCCGCAGAGGGATCAGCGGGTCGTGCATATCGACGCCTG